TTTACTCATGTCTATACCTAATGGATTTTGACCTGTGGCTATTGCTGTATTATAATCTTGTCTATCACTGCCTTTGTCATCTGCTGGACCTGGATCACCTCTTGTGTCTCCTCTTCCCGATCCTCCCGGATCAGCTCTTCCAGCTGAAGTTCCTTCACTAGATCTAGCCGCATCATCACCACGATACCCGGGTCTTGAACCATTTGAATTTTCTTTAACAAGTTGCATAACTCCACAATCAGCAGCCATGGTTCGTGGATCTTGCATCATGCCTCCAATACCTTCTTGGTGTGAACTCATCTGTCCTTCAGACATAACTTGGTCTGTAAATTGCTCCAGGGACATTGGTTCTAATCCTTGCTCTTGCATTTCAAATACATGTTTCTCATACTCTTCTTGTAGTTGAGCCATTTGAAACTCTTGCATTTTTTGCTGATCTTCTTGAGGCGACTTAGGTCCTTGATTACCTTCGTAAGTAATATCCGGTGCACCTGTATCTAATGATTCTATTCCTGTTTTCATATAATTTTTTACGTTAATTTTAAAAGCAGGAATTTAACCTGTGGGTTTCTAATAATACCTGTTTTTGTCAAGTAAATCAAGCTTATGTTGTAACTACTCTCTTCTTTGTCTCTAAAGCAGATACCACTACATGCAACCTATTAGCCGTTGCAGCAGTTACTTTTAATATCTCACTTTCTTCTATTACTAATGGAGCAGTTAATAGTTCTACTGTTGCATTAGCTCCTACAGCTTTAGTTTTAAACAAACTAAATACATCACTACCTGCAGTAATCGTCACTGTTATAGTATCTGCATTACCCGAGTCTTCTGATACTAGGATGGATTTTATAATAGCTGTTGCAGCACTAGGGACTGTGTACAAAGTTGTTACACCTGTTGTAGTTAAATCTACTTTTTTATTTAAAAATGTATTAGCCAAAGTAATAAGCCTCCGCTTCTGCTTCGTCTTTAATATCTTGTTGGAAAGTTGTATTTAATTTTTGTACAATACTATCTATATCTCTAACAAAAGATTGTTGTATTTGTTCGTCATAATCTTTTGTAGGTTGCGTAAGTGATTGTACAATTCTAGCCATTATCTTCTACCATCCGGTTGTATATCTAATCTAAACGTACCTAGTTTCCAAAATTGACTTGTACTACTATTAGATATTTTTAATGCAATAGATCTTGATCTTGCACGTGTGTCTATTTTTTGTGTACCACTGGTTACTGTAAATGGACCAAGAGAAGAACTGGCTGCAGTGTCATTTGGAAAATCTTTAAGGTTTAATGTAATAACAGCATCTCCTGTTTGAGATAAAAAGTCCGGTATTACTCTTCTTATTTTCATCATAAACTCTCCATCACCTTGTAACCCTTGTTGACCTATGTCAAAATCTCCAGATTCTATATTAGCAGTGATTGCAGTTGTAGATCCTTCTTTAACTTGATCTAATCCTTTTTCATGTTCAAAGTATGTTGAAGTACCATCTGTACATCCAATAACATGATCTTTACTAGTTGTAGCTGTTGTACTACTTGCATTATATTCTGTAGCATGAGGTTGACCAAACACTGCGGAATCTTGCCATGCAGATCTTGCTAATGTTCCTGTAGTCCATACTGGTCTTTGAGGTGTGGAATCTAAATAATTGTAAGCCACCATCCTGTTCACGGTTCCTGATCCAGCATTTGGATAGAACCACATAACTTCACCAAACAAATTATTTAAACCTACATTGATGTGTTGTTTTGGAATTGTATTAATATCATCGTAAACATGATCTTCAACCAAACATGGAAGTGATTCTAATTTACCTGTGTACCTAAAGAAACCATTTTCTGACATCCAATAAGCAGAACCATCCACCTCTACGGCGGCATTTTTACCAATCAATCCACAGTTAGTACCTACTTGTTGAAATGAGAAAGTAAAAGGTGCACCAACAAATCTCATAATAAATAATGCGGTATCTGTCCAAACATATATTGCATCTCTACCTCTGATTGCTCCTACAATTTTAGATCCATCTGCTAGTCTTTGCGTACCCGCTGTATTAACGGCACTAGGTGCATAAGAAGTTGTTGAGTCAATGTTTTCTTGATCAGAAAATCTAATAAACATTTCATCTCTTGATGATTTAGTTCCAATTGTAGTTTCTGTTCCAAAAAATATTAAGTGTCTATCGGGTGTAGATACTAAACTAAAAGCTGATGATGTTGGAGCATTAGGAAGTAAAGTTGCTCTTGTGTTGTTTGCTGTTGTAGGATCAGAATCCCATTCAAATGTTTCTCCACCTGATATAGTTGCAATAAGTTTGTTACCAAAATTATCTAAAGACCATAGTCCAGGTGCTGTTACAACGTCACCAGAAGCTGCAGCGTTCCATGCAAAAAAACTTGATGCGTCTGTTACCGTTGCGCCACTAGAATGTGAAGCTGCTGTTGTACCTAAAGCTCCTCTAGTTAAACCTGTTAAAGTATTACTAGTAACGCCTGTGTAAGTAATTAATTCTTGTCCAATTTTAACTGTTCCAGATGTTGGAAAAGATGATGCACTAGCCATTGTTAAAGTGGTAACCGATGTATTAATGCCTGATGCAAGTGTTGAGGTAAATTGTCCTTGTTGTACACCACCCCATGATCCAAGACCCCAACCTGTTGTTGCAACTTCTACTGCAGGTCCAACAGAATAATAAAGTTTTACTCTGATACCACCAGATGTACTTGCACCTGATCCTGATTCATTAGATGCCATTGTAACTGTTAGTGTAGTTGTTGTGGGTACACTTGTAACTTGAAATTTGTTATCGTCAAAATTCCCTGATAAAAAACCAGAGTTAGTAATACTAGTAAAATTATCTAATAATATAATATCACCTTTGTCTGCATTGTGCGCTGATGCAAAAGTTATAGTGACAGTCGCTGATCCATTAGTTGTACTAAAAGCATTTGTTAAAGTTGTTGTAGTTTTAATTGGATGTATGTCGTAAAAAATACCACCAGAATAAGCGTACAATATTCTATTAGTCCCTAATGCTGCATACTTAATACCGCTAGCATTTACAAAATGATGAAGTGCTGTATTACGACCTGTAATATCAACCGAACCTAATTGAGCCCAACCACCTATTTTTTCAGGTGTGCCATATCTAAATCTAACATTATCACCTTCGACCCATTGGCCTTCGCCGCCAGTTGATGTGACTTGTTTATTGAATCCAGGTTGAAAGTTTACTTTTTGTAGCATAATTATCTTGCCGTTGCAGGCACTCCTGTTGATGTTACGAATGGTTGTTCAGCGAAAGCCATGTAGATGTATGAATCTCCAGAGGCATTAGAATTTCCATCATTAGTTCTCCATTTAAAACCATTACTTACAAAATCACAATTATTGTTTGCACCTTCTGAACCAGTAGAATTAGGATTTAACATAGCAGATATTTGATTAAAAGACTTTGCTCTTTTATTATCTATAATTCCCCAATTAGTTCCAGATGCATTTGATTTTTTGCAAATAACCATAGCTGGTTTAAATCCTGTATAAACAAATGTTCCATCAGCATTTCCATTACCTGTGTAGCTTCCAAATTTTGAGTAACCTTGTTTCTCTGCGAAGCAGTAAACCAACATTGAATTACTAGGTCCATTACTTCCAGTTTGTCCACCTAAATTAATTACAGTTGATGTTGGAGAGGTATCATTCCAATTTATATCATCAACTAAATCTGCATCAGTATCTAATAAAATGTGTTTAGTATTACCTAAACTTTGATGATACACATACCAACCTGTAGTAGCATTTGATAAATTTTTAACGATAAACATTCCTGGTACTGCACCTAAACCATGAGCTACTGTTGCATTTGCATCATTTCCTGTCCATTTAATTATTGAAAATCCAGCATCAGTATTTACACTTCCAGTGCTATCAATACTTCCTACACTTGTTGAACTTGCGTCATTGGTAAATGATGTTCCAGCTTTCCAAGCCCAACTAACATATAATTCATTGTTTTCATTTACAGCACCATTAGTTGATAAGGTAACTCCAGCAGAAGTAAAAGTCTTAACATTACCACTTGTTTGTTCAGCACTAGTATTATCAGATTCTATATGTTTAGTTGCACCGCTTACGGAATTTACAAGTCTATGATTGTCGCCATCATTCCTTGATTTTATCCAGATAAAATCTGGTTGCATTCCAGTTCCATCAATTACTATAGCTCTATCATCAGTAGCATTACCTGTCCAGATAGTGCTAGAAAAATATAAAGTAGGATCGTCTATATCTGTATAAGCCATTATCCATACTCCGCTAGGTTTTTAGTACATA